TCTGGGTAATGCATACCGTGATCTGATTTGACTGACAGACTGCCTGGTTGTGCCAAGCACGTTTGCAATCTGCGTCTCAGACATATCCATATGCAGCATACGGTTTACCATCTGCGCTTTCTGGGTAAGCTTTAGCTTTTTCTCACGGTCAATCGGTCGTGAAACGTTTGTGCGCTTTGTGCCGAACACCTTGTGCATTGCCCGATTTTCAACGTCTGCCATAGCTTTCATCAAATCTAAGGCTGAAAGATTACCGGCTGCTTTGTCTTGCTCATCACTTGGCATCTTTAGGTACCCAATAAGCAACGTTGCGGTAAAACCTTTCTTCAAGGTAATCCTTTTCGCAAAGCATCTTTATTCTGCGTCTAATGTTCTCACGTCCAACACGCTTTTTGATAACTTGCTTGCCGTTAATCTGCCCATTGGCAATGTCACGCAAAGAAGGGTTTAGATTATCGTTTTGCTTATAAAACTCTACAATAAAGTCGTAGATTTCTTTTTGCACCGGGGATAGTGGGTGTCTCATTAGTGCACACTCCCCTTGTAATAATCGACTTCAAGCTTGCCATCCGTGATTTTAAAAACATGGTTTTCTGTATGCAGTTCTGCAATGTCTAGTAAGTCCATGCCCTCAGACAAAGCAGTTGCCGCCGCTTGCTTGAAAGACTCCCACATGCGCACTTCTGCCATGCATATCGCCAAGTTCTCTGCAAGCTCAACCATGCTATTTTCAAAGTCTGGGCGTAAGCTTTCCTCTTTTTCATCTTTGCGGAATTTTACTTTTACTACGTTCATAGCAACACTCCCCCAAAAATTAGGGCAAGGAATAAGAGGAGGAATACTGAAAGCCCCCCTACTATATCCCCAAGTATTCCACAGACTTGACTGTTCTGACAGTACAGTTTGATCTGATTGTAGTGATTTTTAGTTCTTACAGTAAAAAGAGAGATATTATATATTATACGAAAACCAGATACATCTCCCTTAGTTAGATTGCGTGAAGTTCTACCGCTACTGCTTTGTATCCCCTCACTGTATTGTGTTGTTGACCTCAACATTATAGTCTTTTCCTTTTTTATATTGCGTCTAGCCACTTATTTGCAGCGCCTAAACGTTGGTTAGTCATCCATATCATCACGCGCTAACAGTTCGTCAAAACCGTTAGTGTTGAGATAACCACGACCATACTCATGGTTATACCCACCGCGCTCTGCCCCACGTTCCCGCGGGTCTTTAGGAGTCATACGAGCCATATCGTTATTCATCGACTGAATCATGTACTGCACCGCTAACGTCTTATCTGAGTTTCGCATAGAATTGCTACTTAGCGTACTTTCGATGCGATCTGCATACTCACGTAAAATGTTAGCGGTCTTCTGGATATGATCGACATGCCACATGGGAATATCGACCCTCCGTTTAAAACGCATGACACCTGTAGCCATTTTCATGACCGTTGGGTTACTCTTGCGTCGTTTGTGTACCACTAGTGTAATCCTCCTGTCTCTTAGGTTAACATGTGAAAAATATAAAACAATGTGAACGCCATACATATTTAATGTGCATGACTATCAACTTTTTGAAGTACTGATAAATACTCACGCTCTGCAATTCTAAGGTCAAAAAGACGCTTGCGTTCTTGAAACTCCGTAAGCTGCAAAGTCAAGTCTACATAGTAATTTGAGTAAAAATCACCATTATCTAGTAAACGTTTGGATGGTAGATAATGCCTTTGGTAACCTTTAGATTTATTACGATAAATATAGCCTCTTTGTTGCATGTCGCTCAAGTCTTTGCTGCACGCCGTTCTATCTCTGCCCAAAAAATCAGAGACCATACTGACCGACCAACCGTTATCAAAGCCAGTTAAATTGAACATATGGAAGTACGCTTGGCGATCTTTACTTGCGTAAATCCATTCGCAGAATTCGCTATCCTCGGACCATTGTCTTTTGTCGAAATACAATTGTAATTCTAACTGACACTGAGTTTGCTTAAACTCATTTATCATTTGGTCTTTTAACTTTTTAAGTGTTTCAGTGCTCAGATTGTTATAATCAATCGTGTATTCTTCTGGAGTGCGAAAAGTAGTTTCTCGAACATCACGAAACGTCGCGCTCTTATTCATTTGTTCCTCCTTAGTACAATGTTGCGCACGGTTGAGGCGTACCAAACCCCTAGCGTGTCTCTTTTATACCGTGCCTTGTCATTAGGCGTGGGTATTCCTTGAATGTTGAGTTGCCTTGCAATCGCGTTGTAGCCCATGCCTTGTGCAAGATATTGCTCTATCATAGGCCAGACTTGTGCATCACGTTCTGCGGCTCTTTCCGCTTGGGCTTTGTTGCCTAGCTTTGCAGATTTTCTAATGTGTTTATGCGTGCCTAGCTTCTCAACCTTTTTGCCAGAGCGTTTGGCAATCACCTCCTCACCGGCATCAAGTTTGCGTTTTATATTGTCCAACGCGGCTTTGCTTTTCTCTGCAATACGTGCGCGTTGTATGTCTGCTGCCGCACTGAGCACATGCAATGACCCTTTTGTAATTGTTGGATCATCTGCAATCGCAAACGTCATGTCATGCATTTCGATCTGATGCTTAAGCCACGTCATGCCTTGCCATTTGCGTTTGGTGAATCCAGAGAGCGAACTGAGTGCGAAAGTCGCGTTGTTGGTGCGGCAATACCTAGCGCACGCTTGTAGCTCCTCTCTGTCCTCTACGTCGCGCCTCTGACGCCCTTCCGTCTCAACAAACCATTTGACCTCTGCACTTTGGGCTTTGGCTAACGCTCTAATGCCTTTGCGTTGCTTTTTTTGATGCTCCTCATCGGCACCAAAAATGAAGCCTCCATACTTCATGGTGTATTCCTCCAGTTTTTATAAAGCATATGAAAGTAAGACTATATGTCTAGTATTTGTTTCTTTTGCCAATCGTGATGGCGCGATAACCGCCAACACAATAATCACAATCCTCACCTACAAGCACTTGCTTTGCCGTCGTTGGTGAATACTCCCATCTGAATATGCGTTGCTTGCCTTGGCAAACGCGGCACATATGATCGTAGTCAATGATGTGTTTCATTGGTTCCTCCTTTCTTAAAATGGTGGTTCGTCATAGAGATGCGATGGCGTCCATACAATGTGCACACCATGCATCTGGTAAATGTATTCCGTAAGTATAGAAGAATACACTGTATCTCTCCTGTCTATCTACTGTCTCCTATTCATATATAGCAATTTGCTATCATTATACAAGTACTAAACACAGTATTTAAAAATAAAATGACAAGCACGAGAGTTTTACATGGAAAATCAACAGGTTACGTTGTTCGTCAGAATTGATGGTCAGTTAAAAACCAAGCTGGAAAACGAAGCAAAAGAGGATCGGCGCAGCGTCGCGTCGCTTTTGCAGCAAATATTAAAGCACAGATATGAGGCCGAAAATGGGGCTAGATAGAACCTATTGCGGCATTGACCCAGGCTACAAAACTGGTGGCGTTGCCCTCCTCTGCGGAGATTGGTGCCAAGTCTATGATCTACCGACATTTGCAGAAGGCGGCCTGAACGCTCACGAATTGAAAGACATACTGCAAAGCACGCAGATTGACTTCCTTATAATAGAAAAACAAAGCGCACGACCCAAGCAAGGCGTTAGCTCTGCCTTTAAAATTGGCATGGGTTACGGTCAAATTCTGTCAACGGTGGGCGTGCTCAACATCAAGCACCAGATTGTAACGCCTGCAAGTTGGAAAAAAGCGTTACACATACCGGCAGATAAAGACGGTGCAAGACGCCTCGCCATCCAACAGTTTCCCAAAGTTAGCGACCAACTAAAGCGCAAGAAAGACGAACACAGAGCCGAAGCGTTGCTCATGGCTTCATATGCGAGGGCTGTAGAGTGAGCGAAGACAGAGCTAAAACCTATAGCTTGCTCAAGCACAACCTCAACATCCTAAAGGTTGATTTGCAGCGTGATCCCAAGCGCCTGACGTGTGTGCAACGTGTGGAAAATTGCATTGCGCTTTTAGAGATGTATGAGCGCCAAACAAATAGAGAAAAACAATGATGGCGCACGTTGACCTTTGCAGTGGCATAGGCGGCTTTGCGTTGGGCTTTGAATGGGCAGAACTTAGCAAGCCTGTTTTGTTTTGCGACATCGAGCCTTGGAGCCGACAGATATTAGCCAAGCATTGGCCAGACGTGCCGATTGCAGAAGATGTAAAGGAACTAGCCAATGACCCAACTAGAATTATTCACGCAATCGGAGACAGACCAAGCATCCTCACAGCGGGATACCCCTGCCAACCCTTTAGTCAAGCCGGGC